GCCTGCGCCGCGGCGGTGGCTATTACCGGGGCCAGAGTCGCGGGCCGTTCTTCGTCTACTGCTACGGTGCGTCGAACGCGGGCACCGGCATCGGCTGTCGCCTCCAGGAACGCCCGCCGAAGGCGGCGTGATTCCCCTGATAGAGGAAGGGGTTTGGGGTGAGGGGACCGCAGTCCCTTCCCCCAACTCTACGCCTTTGAACAATTCAAAATGGAGCTGAAACGCTCTTAAAAATCGCTTTTCTTTTGATAAAGGGAAGCGCGGGGTCAACTTTGCAGCAGACGATGTCCCGGATAACTGGAATTTCAACGGTAGTAACCCGTGCCTGCACCACGGCGGTAACTATAACCAGAACCAGAATCACGGGCCGTTCTACGTCAACTACAACAGTACGTCGAACACGAACACCAACATCGGCTGTCGCATCCTTGATAAGCCACGGGCTAAACCTCCTATAGGTAGTCAGGGTTCCTCACCCTTTCTATTACGCATCGTTGACCGCGCAGCACTGGCTGAAGATGAGCCGACAGGACACAGCTTAGTACACTTCGGGCCGGGTCTCGCCTCGGAACACCCCGCGGCGATGGAACAGTTGTGAGGCTACAAGGAGGAAAACATATCCCTGATGAAACGAGTTCGAGTTTACCAACAAATCCTCTCTGAGGAAAATCTGCGTCTTGCCATCCAGGAGGTCTGCCGCAGTCACCGGCGCAATGGCGACCACAGCCTGAACAAGAAGGTGCTGGAGATCGAGGCAAACCTGGACGACTATGTGAAGGAGCTTCACAAGTTCATCGAGGACCTGGTGAGCGGAGACGCCCATATGAACAAACCTATCAAGCGACGGCGCTGGGACCGGAACGGAGACAACGGGCGAGGGAAATGGCGAGACATCAACGAGCCCTTGTTATGGCCGGACCAGTGCGTCCATCACGCGGCCTTACAGGTCATGATTCCGCACATCATGCGGGGTATGGACCGCTACTGTATTGCAAGCGTTCAAGGCCGGGGCAACTCCTACGGCGTGAAGGCGCTGAAGAAGTGGATGGATGACGACCCCGTTGGTACCAAATATGCCTTGGAGTGCGACATTTACCACTGCTTCGAGGAACTGGACCCGGCGTATGTCATCAATGCACTGAAGCGGCTGTTCAAGGACCGGGAAACCCTTTGGCTGTGCGACGCCATGATGGAGTACGGTGTGCTGATCGGCGCATTCTTCTCCGCATGGTTCCTGCACCTTACAATCCAGCCGTTAGACCTGATGATTCACGACAAGAAGTATGGCGTGAGTCACTATTTGCGGCAGATGGACAACTTTACCATCTTCGGTTCCAACAAGCGAAAGCTGAGGAAGCTGTTGGAGGACATGAAGGTCTGGCTGGCCGCAGTCGGATTGAAGCTGAAGGGAAACTGGCAGATCTTCCGGGTGGGCTTCACACCTCTGGTTGCTAAAGCCCATGAGATGCTGCCCGAGAAAAAGCAGCGGCATCGCCGGCCAAGAATGCCATCCGCTCTTGGTTATCGGTTTGGTCGCGGGTACACGATTCTTCGGAAACATAATCTGTTCCGGCTGAAACAATCGCTGCATCTGTACTACTATCGACGAGATCGGAACCGGGTCATCTCATTCAAGAGAGCATCCGGCTTGATTTCGCGGCTTGGGCAGCTTCGCAAATGCAACAGCCAACAGATACTGGAGCGGTACTACCAACCGAAGACGATGTTCGATTTGAAGAAGGTCGTCCGAAAGGAATGCAGGCGGCTTCAAGCATTATATCCGCCTTATGTGGCGGCATAAAGGAGTGATACCATGAAAGTACATGGGATGGTAGATCCCGGCAGTTTTACCGTGGAACAGATCCCCGGGACAAACAGGAGTCTCGTGCGGCTTTTCCAGAACGTCGAGCCTTATGAAAAGGACGACTTTCAGGGGTTCCAGTACGATGAGTACCACGTTGAGGTGGAAACCTGGGACGGCGTTGCCCAGAACGTGCTGGACAACTACGACGAGTTCCTGAAGAAGGGCATGGACAACGAGATCGACCGGAGCAACGACGCCCTGTTCCGGGCCCAGGCGGAGACAGATGTCGCCGTCCAGGACATGGACGCCATGAACGTAGACCACGAGTACCGGCTGACCCTGCTGGAGCTGGGCCTGTCCGAGACTGATATTTGAGGAAAGGAGGAATAAATCATGTTGTATCGTACTCTGAAGCGCATGATCGAGCGCGGCCAGACCGAGGGTATCGAGACCAAGCTGGACATCTTCTACGCCGCCGGCAAGATCTCTGAGGCCGAGTATTCCGAGCTCATCGGGATGCTGAGCAAGTAAAATTGATCGGAGGAATTGAACTATGACAATCCAAGAGCTTTTAGCTGGCGGGGGCAGTCTGCTTCTTCTCCTCATGACGCTGGTGCAACTTGCCCCCGTCAAGATCAACCCTTGGTCAGCTCTGGCAAAACTCATTGGAAGTGCTATCAATGCCGATGTGTCCAAACGGCTGCACGATATTGAGCAGAAATTGGATGCTCACGTTGATATGGATGACAGGCGTACCGCAGATGGACATCGAGCCCGCATTCTACATTTTAACAATGAATTGCTACGGGATATCGACCATACGAGAGAGGAATTCTTCGAGGTGTTGGCAGAAATTGACGCATATGAGCGCTACTGCGATGCCCACCCCGAATATCCGAACAATCGAGCAGTTCTCGCAATCGAAAACATTCAGGAAGTCTACAAAGACCGGCTTAAAAAGCATGACTTCCTTCAGGAGAGTCATGTCAAAGATGGTGCTGAGGAGGGTGAGGTATGCTGAATATCAAAGCGAAAGAAGCCCCCATCCAAATCGACGAGCCCGATCCTGAAATGGAAAATGTTTACCAAGAGGAATCAACTGGGGGTATGGTTGAGGAACCTGCCCCCATTCAAAAGGAACGCAAGACTTCCAACGTCGTGTTGACCATTTTGGCGGTGTTCCTTCTGGCGTTTATCGTGGTCATGATTGTGACTTTCTGGGTTAAAGGCTCTGTGCCGGACACGCTGATCCAGTACACCATGGGGGCAGGAGGCATTGAGGCCCTGCTTCTGGCCGGAATCAAGATCAGCAAGGTTGTGACAGGAAATAAATCCGAATCAGACCCGTCCGATGGGATGGGGTAACACAAGGAGGAATCGCATTTGGAAAGTGTTCTGAACTGGTCTGTGGTCATTAGCATCATCGGCGTGCTGGTGGCACTGACTAACATCATTGTCCAGGTTGTCAAGAAGGCCGTCTGGGACAAGCTGCCGACGAATATTCTGGCCGTTATCGTCTCGATGGCGCTGACCCTGGTGACGTTCTTCGCCTACTGCCAGATCAAGGCCATCGCGGTGGTGTGGTATATGGTTGCCGCTGCGGTCGTGCTGGGGTTCATGGTGGCGTATGCAGCCATGTTCGGGTATGACAAGCTCATGGAGGCCATCGGCAAGGCTGGCAAACAGTAATTGAGAGCGGAAAAAGGTGTAGGAGAGCCGTTTACTTCTTGTCTACTCCTACACCTTGACCGTTTTACCCCTGAAATTCCGGGATTTAGTGCTTCTTTAATAGAAACACCCTTTTGCATTTACTGCTCTTAACTACCTCTAATCACTGTTATTCCAATAGTTTTAACAGCCGTTAGAAGTGGAAAACTTTGTGGAAATGTAGATAACTCCTGTTTTATTCCTATACTAATCCTATACCGATATTCCTATACTTTCAGAAGGGAGGACAGGTATGAATAAAAATACAGTTCTCTATCTCTGCGACGGTGCTGTAGAGGCCTGCCCGAAGACAAGTTGCTACAAAAGAGGCCATGAGTGTCGCCATACAACAGACGCCACCCACGCTCTAAATCCAGAGCCTCGTAACCTTATTCCCGATGAGCAAGGTAATCTGTGGGAGACTTCTCCCGAAAGTTGAAAACGCCATTTCTAAAAGAGAGGAAAAGGAGGAGGCTGCCGTCAACAGTCCCCTCCTTTTGTGTGTTTGGGTGATGTGAGTTTTACCCTCCTTTTGTGTGTTTAAGCGTATCTCGCTATCAGATCTACGACCCGGACATCGTTTGCCTGAGCACTCCCTCTCTTTTAGAAATGGCGTTTTCTCATTTTCATCGAAAAGAGGTGTAAATTATGTTACCAGTTAAAGCCCCAAAGCCTAAAGATTGGACTGATAAAGATCGCTGGATTTGTACGTTAAGATGGCTTGAAGCAACCGCTCACTCTGTCTACAATGGCTGTGATCCTGACTATAAAGGGATCGACTTAGGAGAAAAAGGCGACCCTTGTTTTGGATGTCCTGCTGGCGAACGCTGTCCGGCCTTCTGCGACGAAACTCACTGGAAACGCTACACTGAGTTTTATGCCTTTGAGAACTTCAAAGTCGTCGAACAATTTGCTGGCATTCAGATGGCCGGCATTGATGCTATTCTCAAAGAAATCTGCGATGCAAATTCGGTTAAAGATACTTCTCCGGCATAAGAGGACATTGGCTTGCCATGGGGCAAAGGCTTCTTTCAAGAGTACAGCTATAACCACTTAAAGTGTACGTCAGTTGAAGGTCGGTCTTTGCCCCTAATCTTCCGTAATAGCCACCTGTCACAGTGGCCTGCTTATGGAATCTTGGGCATTCCCCTGAATACGAGACCTCTTTATATTGCGATTGATCGTTGCGAACAATTTTCCATCCCATTGGACATATGCCTCCTGCTGCTCATGTGTGAAGTCCATTATACCATTCCGAGCGTCTGGATTCAAGATATGGGCATACGCCCTCCAGACACCCTATCTTATTTTTTCGATTTCGGTCTTTAGCCACTCGAACTCACGCTGAGTGTAGACTTTCTCGGTAATGTCCGAAATCTTGTGACCGACCATGTACTTGATGGCATATTCGTCTACCCCGGCTTTCTTGGCAGCAGTTACAAAGTGTTTCCGGCCATCGTGCGGACGATGCTCCGGTTTCAACTTCAGCTCATCCCGAACCATGGCGAACCCCTTTTGGTATCGCTGATAGGTCAGCATCGTTGGCTTGCCGCTGCGGCCATCCGTACAAGTGAAAAGGCACTTGCTTCCAGCCTGCTGAGACTCTTTATATTTGCGTTCGACCAAGTGACGTATCTTCGAGTGGATCGGCACGACACGGTTCTCTCCGGCATCCGTCTTCATGCCGCCTTTGAATGTCCACCCCTCCAGGT